AAATAAATATGATAAATTACGAATGGAACTGTAAAACAGTTGATGTTTACCCGCAAGATGGAGAATACACAAATTTAGTATACAACGTGCACTACTACGTAGTAGGAGAAGATAGTGAGACTGCTTATAGAAGTGACATTATTGGAACTCAAATACTAAACGTCAGTGACGTGACAAACTTCAAACCTTTCAACGAGCTAACTAATGAAGATGCGGTTGCTTGGTGCAAAGCGGCAATGGGTGAAGAGCAAGTGGCTCAAATAGAAGCTACGATCGCAGCCTCTATTGAAGATCAAGTAAACCCAACTTCTGTAACTATGATAATAGCGGATTAAGTAAAAATCACTAAAAACAAGTGATAAGTATAGTATACCCTGCTCGGGAATAGAGCAACCAAATAAACTAATATAAAACCAAAACCAATGACACTATATTACAAGACTCACACGTGGAGTAGTCAACCACAAATATCCGAAGACCAAATAGAATTTTGGAAACATATAGCTGATAAAACAAATTGGCGAATAGTACAACTACCAAATGGATATTACCAAACCGAATATAAAAATCAAGAAGATAAATGGCAAGATGTAACTCGTAGAGAAACTCTTGAAAGTGCTGAAGCTGCTATTGATGGTAGCATAGACCATTACACTAAAAAGCTTGACTTTGTAAAAGGACCCAAGGTAGTAAAAACCTTTGAATAATTATACATTACAATTAAATTAAATCTAATAAAATCATGACCGACAAAATTGTCAAGAACCTTAACTTTGGCCAAGAGGCTAAGGATAATGTATTTAAAGGAATAGAAAAACTCACAAAGGCTGTTAGCTCTACATTAGGTGCTAGTGGCCAATGTGTGATACTCGAAGATGATCAGGGTAAACCTTTGATCACTAAAGACGGTGTAACTGTAGCGAACGCTATAACACTGTTAGACCCAGTAGAAAATATGGGTGCAACGCTTTTAAAAGAAGCAGCTAGAAAAACCGTCCAAGAAGCTGGCGATGGAACAACAACGGCTACGGTACTAGCGCACTCTATTTTAACAGAAGCCTATAGCAGGTTAAAAGAAGATAGTCCACGTAACATTAAAAACGGTATAACTAATGCTGTTAATAAAGTGGTAAAGTATTTAGAGAAAAAAGCTATAGACGTTAAGGGTGATATGCTAGACGATGTTGCTAGTATTAGTTGTAACAATGACGAAGAACTAGGTAAGATTATAGGTGAAGCTTTTAAAGCTGCAGGTGAAAACGGTGTAGTTATAATGGAACCAACTACTGAAGATAAAACTGAATTTGAATTAGTAGATGGTGTTCAGTACGAAAAAGGTTTAACTAACTCTCACTTTGTTACTAGTAAAGAAAAAAGAGTTGCAGAGCTAGACAACCCGCTAGTATTACTAATCGAGTCACCTATTGAGTCTGTTCGTAAGATTCAATCTGTACTTGAATATGTAATTAAAAATAAAAAACCTTTACTTATTATTGGTGATTTAGAAACAGAAGTGTTAGCTACACTTGCTATGAATAAAGTTAAAGGTAATATAAAAGTTAATGTAGTAAATGCTCCAACATACGGTATCAATAAAAAAGATACAATGGCTGATCTAGCTATACTAACTGGAGCTACTGTTATCAATGAAGATCTTGGTGATGACTTAGATGTTATTAATCCAGACTTCTTAGGTACTTGTTTTAAAAGTACAACAACAGACTCAGAAACTATATTGCAAGTAGACACGTCTACTGATGAAATAAAAGAATTGATTAGTTCAGTAAAAGATTTAATAGATAAAGCTAAAGCGCCAGGTGAAGTTATACGACTTGAAAAAAGATTAGCTAGGTTATCAGCTAAAGTTGCAGTTGTAAAAGTCGGTGCTAACTCTGAAATAGAATTAAAAGAAAAATCAGATAGAGTAGAAGATGCTATCTGTGCTACTAAAGCCGCTATAAAAGAAGGTATAGTATCAGGAGGTGGTATAGCTCTACGTGATGCTTCGAATAAAATCAAAGCTACAAACGTTGGAGAGAGTATACTTCTTGAAGCTATTAAAGCTCCTTTTAAAACTATATTAAGTAATGCTGGACTGGAAGAGGTTGGTACGCCCAAAGAAGGTAGAGGCGTTAATGTGGTTACAGGTAAAACCGTTCATATGGTTAACAAAGGTATTATTGATCCTTTGCTTGTAACTAAAAGCGCACTCAAACATGCGGCTTCAGTGGCTACTACTATATTGTCTACAGATTGTGTAATCAATAATTTAAGAGTTGGAGATGAAAGCAATAGGTAGAAACATAGTTATTGAAAAGAAAAAAGATGAGACCATCAAAAAAACAGATGGTGGTCTAATGCTTACAGGTAAACAAAGAGTTGACGTTAGATACAAAGAAGCTAAAGTCTTACATTGTGGAGATCAAGTTAAAGGTATTAAAGAAGGTCAAAGTATATTTTACGATAAGAATGCTGGCCATAGGCTAGAAGTAGACAAAGATGTTTACTATGTTATTAAAGATGTTGATGTTGTAGTTATTTTATGAGAATAGAAGCTAGTGACATTAAAGATCTAAACCTACTAAAGCATTATCGTATTATACGCAAATGGGCTTGTAAAAACAATAATTTAAACGATGCAGATCTAGAACTATTAATTTATCTAGACTGCATTGGGTTGTTTAGTAAAAGAGATTTTGAAATGGGTAGCTACTCTTACAGCTGGGATAATAGACGCTGGAATAGGTTACTAAAAGAAGAGTGGATAGTTGTTTTTAAAACTAGAGAGCAAGAAGGTAGATACAACGTCTATCAAGTATCTTTTAAATGCAAGCAATTAATACAACGCGTTTACAGGATAATGCTAGGTGAGGAAGATATACCGACTAGCAAGCGTAGAAATAAAATAATGAAAGGTGGAAGTTATATTGACAAAGTATTAATAACATCTATCAAAAATGTTAACAAAGATAAAGAAAGATAGCTATGCCTACTTATAAACAAGATTTAAAAGCAACTACAGGAAACGCTCCTGTTAAAATGGTTGATCCACTAACTGGGTTACCACAACAACAAATGCAACCTCAGCAAGGTTTAACTTATCAACCACCAGCGCAAGCAAATCAAATGGGTGTAGCTAAACCAGTGTTTAATCAACAAACTCAAGGTATGGCTGCTGGTGCTTTTGGTACTCCAGCTATGATGCAAAAGTCTGTAGGTGTTGCTTACATGACCGAATCTCAAGAAGAAGCATTTGGACCAGGTGGTCACTCTGAAAACCCAGGTCTATATAAACAATTAAAATAAATAATTATGGATCATAAAATAAATAAATTACTTGGTAAGCCAACGCTTGAAGGACAAGTAGGAGAGTCTCATGTTTGGGACGGACCACTAGACACTACCGGTTTTCCAATGGGTAAAGGTAGTAGTTCTGGTATTACAGGTATGCAAGTTAAAAAATATCCTTGCGACTATACAGCTGGACCTATAACTAAAAAAGCTCAAGGTAGAGTTTAATGGCTGTAGATAAAAAGACACTTAAGTGTAATAAGCCTAGGAAAACTTCTAGTCATAAAACTAAGTCTCACGTTGTTAAAGCTTGCGAAAACGGCAAAGAAAAGATTATACGTTTTGGTCAACAAGGTGTAAGTACCGCTGGTAAACCTAAGTCTGGTGAATCAGCAAAACAAAAAGCACGGCGTAAAAGTTTCAAAGCACGTCACGCGAAGAACATTAAAAAAGGTAAAATGTCTGCTGCATACTGGGCTGACAAAGTAAAATGGTAATTATGGGAAAAGGACACTACGGCCAATATACTGGCAACGCAAGACATTCGCAAACTCCAGTTACTAAAAGTAACTATGGCTCAGCTGTAAGAGATGACGCTGCACATATTGATTATTTAAAGCGTGACGTTAATTACGATGCTAAGCATGGTGGTAGCGACAAGCAGATGACTGATGATGAGAAGCATATCTCTAAACTAGCTGGTGACATGAAGTATGACAAGAAGCATCATGGTTCACCTGCTAAAGCACATTGCTACAAATAATATGTCTTTTAAACTAACACCACCGTTCTCAATAGATAATACTCCTGTGTATCATGTTGATATGGAAGATGGAGTGTTAGGTAAAGCTAACAACAATGGTACTATCATTATAAATAAAAATGTTTCACCAGCTAAATTACAAGAAGTTATTGATCACGAGATGATCCACATAGATCAAATGAAGCGTGGTGATCTTGATTATGATGATAAAAACGTTTACTGGAAAGGTAAAGTAATACCAAGATCAAGTATAAAAGAAGGTGATCCCTCCTTGGGGTGGGAAGCTGAAGCATATAGAAACGCATAATGAAGACGTCTAAGAAAGGATATTTAAGAAACAGCCCTGATGTTAACAAGTCAACTAATAAGATACTAGGTGGCAAGATAACAATGAAAGGAGTTGACTTTAAAGTGTTAGGCACAGACGATAGAGGCTACACTAAGGTTATGCACCCGGGTTACGATTATAATTTTCCAGGTGCTAAATATGTAGTAGAAACACCTATAAAACGTAAAAAATAAGTAATAATATTAGTATAACAATCTAATCTAATATTATGAAAAATTTATTTTTAGTACTATCATTTATTTTAATTTCAGTATCAACGTATAGCCAAAACGATTTTAGTGGCTGGTGGCAAAGTAAAACTTCTAAATACATCACAATGATCTACGCTGGTAGTTATGGTGTGTCAGCAGTTGTCAACTACAGCCCAAGTACTGATAATACAATACATGAAGAGATAATTAAAAGAAACAAAAAAACATTTGTAACACGCTTGTTTAATCCAGCTAATGGTTACTTTGTAAAAGTAAAATATAAATTAAAAGACAAAAATAATTTAATCTGTAAGTTTAGTGGTGATTTAAATAAAACTATACATCTTACTAGATACGAAGTAAATTTAAAAGATAAACTAAAAAAATAATTAAAATGCCGTATAAAAAATCCCCTATGAGTAAATCATCTTGTATTAAGATGTACGATGAAAAAGGTAAACCATCAGGATTAATGATGGAAGGTTCTTTAGCTTACCAAGAAAAAACTAAAAAAGTAGAAGAAGCTAAAGCTAAAAAACTAGATAAAAAACAAGAGATAAAAGAGACAAAAGATCTATTAACAGAGATGCCAATTCCCAATAGAGCTGGATCACCAACTAAACAAATAGACGAAAGATCAGGTGAAGGAGTTACTGTAACCGGTGACGCTTCTAAAGTTGGTGTATATGGAGCTCAATTAGATAAAGCTTTTAAAGCTATGGAAGATACATTAGCAAGTGGAGGTTACATGGGTAGTCAACAACAAAGTGAAGCTGGCCTTGGCTACGGCACTAATCCTTCTGAGGAGCTTAGTAGATTAAAACAAATGAGAGAAGAAAAAGGAGCTCCTGAAACTTTTAGGTATATAAGAGGAAAATCTCGAAGTACTGTTGGTAGCAAAGGGATTCCAGAATACTTAAGTATGCCAAAGCAAATAAAAACATAATGAAAAAACTTTTAAGTCTTTTATCAGGTGGTATAATTAAAGACGTAGGTAATGTAATCGACAAGCTCACAACTACAGATGAGGAAAGATTAGCTGCTAAGCAAAAGATTCAAGAGTTATTAGAAAAAGCAGATCAAGACGCACAAGCGCAAGTTACTGAAAGATGGAAAATGGATATGCAATCAGATTCATTTTTATCTAAAAATATTCGGCCACTTGTACTTGTGTATCTTACATCTATATTTACTATTCTAGCTTTTGCTGATGGTAACGTAGGTGGATTTGTAGTAGCAGAAGATTATATCCCAATTTTTCAATCACTATTAATAACGGTATACGGCGCATACTTCGTAGGTAGAACTTGGGAAAAATCAAAGAAATCAAGTGATAATAAGTAAGTTAAACAATTAAATCAAATCAAATGTCAAACATGATTACAGCTGAAGAGCTTAAAACTATTAAAGAACAACAAACAGAACTAGGTGGTATCATCAATCAAATCGGTCAACTAGAAACCAACAAGCACGCTTTGCTACATAAGATCGCTGGTGTTAATGAAGGTATTGAAGAAACCAAAAAGCAACTAGAAGATAAATACGGATCTATTAGTATTAACCTTGAAGACGGTAGTTATGAAGAGGTTGAATCTGAAGATGCTCAAGAACTTTCAGTTGTAAAAGGAGAGGACTAATGAGTACTGTTATAAGGAAAATTAGTATTGGTTCTGATTACAAGAACGAAGCTATGCACTATGCTGTAGGTCAGCAGGTGTATGGTGGACATGAGATCTCTCATATAATGTTCGAAGAACCTGACGCTTCTTATAACATATTCATAAAGAAAAACAACGAGGTATTGCCATGGAAGAAGTTTAATTCTAACATGGCTATATCTGTTGAATATGATTTAGAATATTAATGAAAAGCGTTTTTGATTTTATAGTTATGCCAGAAGGAAATAGGTATAGCAATGAAGTTGATATAGATGGTGATAAGCTTATAGTTAATTCTAGTATAGAAAACTTTAAGCTAATAAATAGAAAAGCGACAGTACTAACGGTACCCACTGCTTTCGTGACGCCTATACAGGAAGGTGATGAGGTTATTATACACCATAATGTATTTAGAAGATATTACAATACTAAAGGTAAAGAAGTAGATAGTAGCAAAACATTTGGCGATAATAAATACCTTTGTCAATACGATCAAATATATCTTTATAAACGTATGGTTAAATGGTTACCGGTAGGTGAACATTGTTTTATTATACCAATTGAAAATAACGATGAATGGTCGCAAGAGCCAGAGCAGAAAAATAAAGGTATAGTAAAGATAGGAAATAAAACTTTAACGTCACTAGGTATTAACGAAGGTGACTTAGTTGGTTTTAAATCTAATAGAGAGTTTGAGTTTATTATAGATAAACAAAGACTATATTGTATGCAATCAAATGATATTTTAGTTAAGTATGAGTTCAAAGGAAACGAGAAGGAATATAATCCGAGCTGGGCAAAAAGCAGTTAACGAGCTTATTAAGGTAGCTGAGGAAAAGATCATCACTAATACTGAAGATGATGTTTCTGCAGATAGACTTAAGAATGCAGCTGCTACTAAAAAGCTAGCTATATTCGATGCTTTTGAAATACTATCTAGAATAGACGAAGAAAAAAATATGCTTGAAGATAAACCTGGAGAAACTAAAGAAAAAAGTTTTAAAGGTTTTGCTGAGGGTAGATCAAGATAATGTACGATCAGTCTTTAGTTAAAGTAATAAAAGACCATATAAAGCCTAATATTATTAAAAAAAATAATAGGTATAAAAAATGGGAGTATGGTTATGATGTCGAAAACGATATTATAATTATAAGTAAAGATGGTACTGTAGGTGATATCATTGAGATACAAAACCTAAGAATAGCATTACCATTGATGCGTGAAAAAGTTTACAGTTCTTCTAAAAAAGTTGAAGAACAAATGTGGGTTAAAGAAGAATACCCTAAAGCTTTATCTAAAATAAAAAGTGTATTTGATTGGGATCGTTACCCATCTAACTTTAAAGAGCAATGGTATGATTACATTGATACAGAATTTAAAAGACGTGATGAAGGTTTCTGGTTCTATAACAAAGGTATTCCTACTTATATCACTGGCACTCATTACATGTACTTGCAGTGGAGTAAAATTGATGTTGGCGCAGCCGATTACAGAGAGTCAAATAGGCTTTTCTTTATATTCTGGGAAGCGTGTAAAGCCGACCAGCGTTGTTATGGAATGGCCTACCTCAAGAACAGACGCTCTGGCTTTTCATTCATGGCATCAGGGGAAACTGTTAACATGGCCACAATATCATCTGATTCACGGTTCGGCATATTGTCCAAATCTGGGGCTGACGCTAAAAAGATGTTTACCGATAAGGTTGTACCAATATCCCTTAACTACCCGTTCTTCTTCAAGCCAATACAAGACGGTATGGACCGCCCAAAAACAGAGCTTGCCTACAGAGTACCAGCGTCGAAGCTTACCAGAAGAAAACTTGATCAAGGTGAAGCACCACAGGAGATCGACGGCCTTGACACCACGATCGACTGGAAGAACACAGGGGACAACTCGTACGACGGTGAAAAGCTCAAGCTTCTCGTGCACGACGAATCGGGCAAATGGGAGAGGCCAGACAACATCCTCAACAACTGGCGAGTCACGAAGACGACATTAAGGTTAGGTAGTAAAATTGTAGGTAAATGTTTAATGGGATCTACAAGTAACGCTTTAGACAAGGGTGGTGAAAACTTTAAAAAATTATACTATGCTTCAGACGTTACAAAGAGAAACCGCAATGGACAGACTAGCTCAGGATTATATTCTTTGTTCATACCTATGGAATGGAACTACGAAGGATTCATTGACGCTTATGGATTACCTGTATTCGAATCGCCAAAAGACGCGGTTAAAGACCCACAGGGTGACTTAATAACAACAGGTGGTATAGAACATTGGGAAAATGAAGTTGATGGTCTTAAAGATGATCAAGACGGTTTAAACGAATACTACCGTCAGTTTCCAAGAACAGAAAAGCATGCGTTTAGAGATGAAGCAAAATTATCTTTATTTAATCTAACTAAATTATATGAACAGATAGATTACAATGAAGATGTTAAAAATAAAGTTTTAGTTACACAAGGTAACTTTCAATGGGCTGGTGGTGTTAAAGATACTACAGTTAATTTTTATCCTGAAAAAAAATGGTAGATTTCTTGTTTCTTGGATTCCACCTGCAAATCTGCAAAATCGTGTAATAATAAAAAATGGAGTTAAATATCCTGGCAATGAACATATCGGTGCTTTTGGTTGTGACTCTTATGATATATCAGGAACTGTAGACAAGCAAGGATCTAAAGGGTCTTTGCATGGTTTAACTAAGTTCAGTATGGAAGACGCTCCGTTTAATATGTTTTTCTTAGAATATATATCAAGACCACCAACAGCAGAAATATTCTTTGAAGATGTACTTATGGCATTACATTTTTATGGCATGCCTATACTAGCAGAGAATAACAAACCAAGATTACTGTACTATTTAAAGCGTAGAGGTTATAGAAGGTTTTCTATAAATAGACCTGATAAACTTCACAACAAGCTTTCAGTTACAGAAAGAGAGATAGGTGGAATACCTAACTCATCAGAAGATATCAAGCAAGCACATGCTGCTGCTATTGAATCGTACATAGAAGATTATGTAGGTTTAAAAGAAAATGAATATGGAAGTATGTATTTCCAAAGAACACTAGAGGATTGGGCTAAGTTCAATATAAATAATAGAACTAAGTTTGATGCAACAATAAGTTCAGGATTAGCTATAATGGCTTGTAATAAAAATAAATATACTCCAGTTCAATTAGTAAAAAAAGATCCAGTTAGTTTAAGCTTCGGCAAATACGACAATACAGGTCATACATCAAAAATAATAAAATAGATGATTTACACTAATGTTAATAGTTCGTTTCCAAGTCAGGTGGTACCAGATGAAGAAAAGAATACTTTAGACTACGGTTATCAAGTTGGTAGAGCCATTGAGAATGAATGGTTCAGAGGTGACCGTGGCTTAGGAGCTGGTGGTCGCTTTGGAAACAATTGGCAGGATTTTCACAGATTAAGATTGTATGCTAGAGGTGAGCAATCTGTAGCTAAATACAAAGATGAATTATCTATTAATGGTGATTTGTCTTATCTTAATTTAGATTGGAAACCAGTTGCTGTATTATCTAAGTTTGTTGATATTGTTGTCAATGGCATGACAGACAAAGGTTATGCTATAAAATCATTTGCATCAGATCCATACGCTATAAAAGAAAGAACTGACTTTGCTTTTAATGCTTTGCGTGATATTGAAAACAGAGAAACTATAATGCAGTTAAATGCTGAGACAGGACAAAACTACTTTGCTACACCTGATCCAGATGATTTACCTATAAACAAAGAAGAATTAAATCTGTATCTTCAATTAAGCTATAAACAATCTATAGAGATAGCTGAAGAAGAAGTTATATCAAACGTGTTTGATTATAACAAGTACGATGAAGTAAAGAAAAGATTAGCTTATGATTTAGTTGTACTAGGTATATCAGCTGTTAAAACTGATTTTAATGTATCTAATGGAGTTACAGTAGATTATGTTGATCCTTCTAGTTTGGTTTATTCTTACACAGAAGATCCTAACTTTGAAGATATATATTACGTAGGTGAAGTTAAAAGCGTAAGTTTAGAAGAGATTAAAAAACAATTTCCATACCTAACTGATAGCGAGTTAGATGAAATACAAAAATACCCAGGTGATTCTAATTATACTAGAAATTACAGAGGTCAAGACGATAACTACAATAATATACAGGTTCTTTATTTTGAATACAAAACATATAACAATCAGGTATTTAAAATTAAACAAACAGATCAAGGTTTAGAAAAAGCTTTAGAAAAGCCAGGTGATTTTAATCCACCTGAAAATGATAACTTTGAAAGAGTACATAGAGCTATAGAGGTTTTATATAGTGGCGCTAAGATATTAGGTCATGAGAAAATGCTTAAATGGCAACTGTCTGAAAATATGACTAGACCATATAGTGATCAGACTAAAGTTCAAATGAACTATAGTATATCTGCTCCTAGAATGTATAAAGGTCGTATAGAAAGTTTAGTCAGTAAGTGTATTGGGTTTGCTGATATGATTCAATTAACACACTTGAAAATACAGCAAGTTCTAGCGCGTATGGTACCAGATGGCGTATTTGTAGATGTAGATGGTTTAGCGGAAGTTGATCTTGGTAATGGTACAAACTACAATCCTCAAGAGGCTTTAAATATGTACTTCCAAACTGGTAGTATAGTTGGTAGATCTAAGACAGTTGATGGTGATATGAATCCTGGTAGAGTACCAATTCAAGAGTTACAAACATCTTCTGGTATGTCAAAGATACAAGCGTTAACTCAAACGTATCAATACTACTTACA